AGAAGCTATCGACGTGATGATGTCGCGCCACCGCTCCAGAGCAGAGAGATCCGGCAGTGCCACCTCCACGCTGTAGGAGCGGAGGGCAGGCGGGACAAGGTAGACGCTTCCCTCGTCCGCCAGCCACGTCACCACGGGGTGCATAAGGGGCGAGTAGAAGTCCCGGATGAAGTCCTGCGGCATGATGAGGAGCGGTGCGGAGGGACGCATGATCCGCCCGTCGAAGAGGCGGAAGGCATAGCGGATACTTATCGGATCAAAGAGACACGCCACGCCGTCTTTCGCCTGCTTCTCCTGACGGAGCTTCTCGATCAGCACCTCCCACGCCTCACGGATACGCGTTCTGACTTCGTCCTCCGTCATCGCATTGATCTCGTCCTTCCCGCCGATAAGAACCGCCCCGGCGTCCTCCAGCTCCTTCTTCGTTGCTGTCTCGGGCGTGGCGAGCTTTACCTCCTCCTTCGTCTTCCCCGCTCTCATCTGTAGCTCGGGGAGATCGGGGAAGGTGCCGAGTGCGTGATACGCTCCGTCACGCCAGAGAGCGTAGTAGATATCCCGCTCGAAGACGAAGGAGAGGACGTTCCCCGTCTGCTCCACGCCGGTAAAGGCTCCGAGGGATGAGGTGTCGCTGACGAAGAACAGCTCACGTGGAAAGCCCTTGGCGTGGCAGTCGCCGTCCGTCTCGTACCAGTCCACCACCAGCCACTTCTCCCGCTCCTGCACCACCAGCAGATGGCGGTACTCGCTCGTCTGGTGGAGGAAGACCGAGTGAAGCCGGTAGCCGTTCCGCACCCTCAGCCCGCTCTCCTCCACCTTGGCAATCTCGCACGGGATGTAACCTCCGCCCGATAGGGGGCGAAGGTTGTAGAGGATCATGGCGTCGCCCTCGGTGTAATTGTCCGTCGTGGACATTCCTCTAAGCTCTGTGCGTCTCTTCTCCATAGTCTCTTACTGTACTCTCGCGGGAAGCTCACCGGGGGACTTCATCCGCTGCATCATCTCCCGCACCATGGCGGGGTTAAGCATATAGCCGTCGGTCGCCGCCTGCGCTTCGGCAGGGTCGGCGGGAGCCTGCCCAAGTGCCTGCTGTCCCTGCTGTGCCATCATCATCTGCTCCTGCTCCTTTTTGTTGAGGTAGTCTAAGAGCTTATCCTTGAAGGGGTAGTTGCCCACCTCGATCATCCCTCGTAGGTCAAGGAGGTTATTCGGGTCGTACTGCTTCAGCTGCATAAGCACTTCGTTTACCAGCATACGATAGGCGGGCGTGTCCGTCCCCTCGCTGATTGCGATCTCGACGTCCACATGCTTCACCCTGTCGGGGTTGTACTTGATCTTCTTCCCTGTCTCCTTGTCCCAGACGTAGCGGGGCTGGGTGTAAAACTGCTGCATCAGCTGGACGCACAGCTTGTCCCTTTTCCGCCTAAAGGAATTCATACTCTCGAAAAGCCCGTTCAGCGACACCGCAGAATTCTGCGACTGCTGAGCGTACATCGCTGCGGGGGTGCCGGCAAGGGGCTGGCGACCCTGAAGCGCGCCGAAGACACCCGACACCTGCTCCGTCATGGACATCGCCATCGTCACCACGTTAAGCGGCTGGAGAGCGTCCTGCATCGAGTTCATCAGCGTCGGCATCGTGTTACTCCCATCCCTCGCCGTCACGTAAGGGATCACGGCGCTGAAGTCTGCGAAGTGCTCCTCGATGTACTTCAGATCGTAGCCGTAATCCTCGGCGACGGACGACATCGGGACGAAGAGGAGCGACTTGGCGGCATACTTGGTCAGCAGGTCGCTCGTGGCGAAGAGCTTATTGATCAGCTTATTCGTGCTGATGAGGTCCGTGACGAAAGGGTGCACGTCGCCGATGAAGAACTCGTGCCACTCCCAGACGAAGGGCGGACGCTCGTGCCAGTAGGGATTGATCCCCATGTCCAGCACAAGGGCGTCAGGGGTCAGGTAGTAGTACCGCCAGAAGGTGTCGACGCCCCAGCGGTACTCGAGTAGAAGCATCTCATCCTCCGGGACCCCCATCCCCGCCTGCTCTGCGATGCGCCGCTCATTCTCCGCCTGCAGCTCCTCTTCCGTGGTGTCGAAGACGGCATTGTAGGTGCCTTTGAGCCTGTCGTGCACCCAGAAGCACTCCGCCGTCTCCTTCCGCCACACCTCGTACAGGCGGCATCTCCCGCTCTGTGTGTCCGACGGCGTGAAGAAGTCCCTGTGAAGCCGTGTTCCCTCCGTCGTCATCTCGTGGATCAGCTCATCCCTGTGGTCGCCCGCACTGTACGCCCCACGGATCTGCCGAGCGCGCGCCTTGCTCCCCTTGGCGAAGAGGCGGACGATATCATCTACTGAGAGATCGTAGAAGGCACCCACGAGCGAGCAGTCGATGTAGCGGGGATCACGGACCGCACTGTCGGAGAAAAAGCTGTAGGGGTCCACGTAGTCGATAACCACGTCCACGCTATTCTCCCGCGCCGCCCAGCCGCACCGAGTGACGGCAAGACCGGTGACCATAAGCTGTTTCAGCTCCGCAAGGTCTAGCTTATTTAGCTCGTCCTTATTGTAGATCGTCTTCAGCGTGGCGGTGAGTGCCTCGCTCTCCTGCTGGTGATCCTCGGCGTGCGCCACGCATACCGGTGTGGTCTTGACACTTGACCAGACGCCCTCGATGGTACGGAGGATGTTTCGCACGATATTGTACTGCGACGGGTTGAGTCCCATTCGCCGGTACTGGTTGCGCTCCTTGATCCAGCAGCACCTACGCTCGTCCCAGATAAGGTCGGCGAACTGGTCGCCGAAGACAAACTCTTCGTTGCGGCTTATCTCTGCGCGCCACTTGTCCATGGCTCCCCAGGCGTTGTGAGCCGACATCAGCAGGTCCGGATCAGACGCAAAGTATTCCCTCCGCGTCCGGCTCCGCTCCCCGCTGCGGTAGGGTGCCGGCTGCTTACCGTACCGCTTGGCGTATCTCTTTATCGTGCGTGCGTCCATAGTGATCGATCTAATTGCCCAAATATCGGACGGGGCGGGATTAGTTTTTGCCCGCGACTGCCGACACCCTGCATTGGCGGGCATTTCTCCCAGCCACAGGGGCTTACTTTTGCCCCATGAGTGAGAAGCGAAAGGAATACCGACCGATAAGAGCGAGAGCGGAAGAGATCCCGAAAGGTCCCATCCACTCGTCCAACATCGCCATTGCCGAGATGCGCCACGACCTGGCGACTATCATCCGAAACAATATCGGCAAGCTCGATGCCGACCTCGCCTCGCTGGAGCCAAAAGACCGCATTATGTGCGTCACTCGGCTCGCTGAGTACGTCCTCCCGAAACAAAAGGAGGTAGCCGCTCACGTCGACGGCGAGATCTCGCAGAACATCCAAGCCTCACTCTCTAATCTCGATGATCTCTTTGGAACTAACAAGGATTGATTGTAAGTTGGAAAATAAGTAGTTAGACTATCGTTTGTGTGGTTAAGGACAAACAGACTATCGGCGACCGGCAGCAGTGATGCTTCCGGTCGCTCCCATTAATGGCGGCAGGCGTCGGGCTTCACAGCTCGGCGCCTGCCTATTTATTCAAGCAAACAAGTAGTACGAAACCGTACTATTCCGATAACTCCCCCTTAAGTGCTTCTACCAATCCAGCCTGCACGTCACCTTTAGCCTTCAAGACCATTGCCACACGCTCATCAAGAGTGCCACGTGCGATAAGCCTGTGGACAATGACGCTCTCTTTCTGCCCCTGTCGTGCGAGACGGGCGTTGAATTGATCGTACTGCTCGAGGTTCCAAGTCACGCCAAACCACACGATCGTATGCCCTCCCTCCTGTAGGTTAAGCCCGTGACCGACCGAGGCGGGATGACCCAGCAGAACCGGCACGTCACCTCTATTCCACGCCTCGATGGCTCCATCATCGGTGGCGTCAAGTGGCGCATAGTCTTCCAGTGCCTCCATGATCCGCTCCTTGTCGTGGCGGTAGTTGTAGGCTATCAGTACGGGAGAGACAGCCGTCTCCACGATCTCTTTGAGCCATTCTATCTTAGCGTCGTGCAGTAGCTCCCAGTCGTGATCGTCCGTGGTGTACACTGCACCATTAGCCGCCTGCAGGAGCTTCCCCGAGAGTGTGGCGGCATTCGCTGCAGTTACGATAGCCCCGTTAAGCTCAGCGACCGCCTCTTTCTTCAGCTTTTGGTACTTCTTCATCGCCGGCTCTGGGAGCTCCACATAGATGTCATTCGTCACCATTGGCGGGAGCTCCAAGTAGTCGTCCGCCGTCATCGAGAGCGTGATGTCCGAGACCCTTTGCTCAATGGCTCTCTTCGCACCATCCCTCAGCCCCCATTTGTACGTGATGTGTCCGTGCGAAATGAGGGGAAAAAAGTACTTGCTCCTGTAATGCGTGATGAAGTGTGTCAGACGCTCCCCGCCATCCACAAGGCGGAATTGCCCCCAGAGGTCCATATAGCCGTTGGAAGCAGGCGTACCGGTAAGCGCAACCACTCGCCCCGCACCGTCGCATATTGGTCGCATCGCCTTAGACCTCTTCGCCTTGCCGTTTTTGAAGAGGCTCGACTCGTCGAGGATGATCACGTCAAAGGGACAGCCATTGGGATAGACCTCCCCGAAGAGCCAGCAGATATTCTCCACGTTGATCGTATACACGTCCGCCCCCTGCTCAAGCGCTTTGTAGCGTTGCTTCTTCGTGCCAATGATCGGGACCACTCTAAGTGCTTGCAGGTGCTCCCACTTATTCACCTCCTCAGTCCACGTGTGTAGCGCAATGAGCTTCTTAGTTGCTACCAGCACCGACGCCACCTCTCCCCTTGCTATCAAGTCTGCGACTGCAGTCAGGGTGCTAACAGTCTTCCCGAGCCCCATGTCGAGAAAGAGGGCGCACCTCTCGTGCGACTTGATGAAGTCCACGGCACGCTTCTGATAGCCGTGGAGGTTGTCCCTACTCAGCATCGCCAAAGAGTGCGTTAAGTCCGTCCTCGCTATCGATCACCCTCACGTCGTGACCGATGGCTCTCAGCTGCATGATCACTAACCTCTGCCGTGCGCTTGGCGTGCGTCCCTTGCTCTTCAGCTCCACCAGAACGGTACGCCCCTCCGGAAGAAGGCACAACCGATCGGGGAAGCCCGTCATCTGCTGAGAGTGCAGCTTGTACGCCACGCCTCCCGCCTGCTCTGTTCGTTTGACCAGCTCCCTCTCCAGCCACTTCTCGCTCGCTCTGTTCTCGTGAAACATTTTACTCCTCATATTGTGTCTACAAAATGCATCCTCCATAAACATATATATACGTAATAGGCATATATCGCCTATACTGCCATTTCCCTATATGCCTATATATCATATTATTATATCATTCTTATTATTATCTATAAGTTGTATAGTGTACTGTAGACTAATAGTCTTATATTGCTGTAGTTCAGTAGTTTTGCTTGTCTACAAATGTGGTTACAATGGAAAGTTACTTGTAGACACTCCTCGGCTGTCTACATTTTTGTAGACAAGTTTTGTAGACAAGTTTGTAGACAGATTGTTTCACGCTTACTTCTTCTTGCGCCATCCTCTCATGGAACGACGATCAGGGTTCTTGAGAACTGTGGGCTCCCAGTCGGGACGGGTGGACATGATGCGGTTGACGCGCTTGCGAGCGTCGCGCGGGATGCGTCCCTCGATCCTGAAGCCGAGCGCCCAGCGGCAGATGTCGTCGAAGCAGACGACCGTGCGCTCCTCTAAGGCTTCGCTGTCCAGCTCCGTCACGCCCTGAGTATTGTAATAGTACCCGTCGAGGGTGTCTATCGGTAGCGAGCGGTAGCCTACGGGGACAGGAGTATCAAGGAACGTCTGTATCGTCTCTTCCCAGACGTCGATTTCCTTATAGGCTTTCTGTACTTCGCGAAGCTGCTCCTCCATCTCTCTCGAGAGGATCAGCGTCGGGTCGCTCTTGTAGAGCTGCAGCACCTCCGCCCAGATCTGGTCCACCACTTGGGGCGTTAGGTAGGTAAAGGGCATCCGGGACGGATCGCTCACCCCCTGCACAAGGATCACCCAGTAGCGTCTCTCACCGGTGGAGTCTCGGAGGAAGTCGTGCTCGTTCGTCGTGCCGGCGAAGACGCACTGACGCTTGCGGTAGACCTTGTGCCTGCCGTAGGGAGCGATGAAGTCATCTGTCGTCTTGGAGAGGAAGCCCTTGGCGTTGGCGACGCCGGAGGACATGATACCGACCAGCTCGGGATCCTCGATAATCCACGCGCCCTGCATCTGCGCCGATGCTTGGCGGATGTTGTCCAGCGAGACCAGCGTCCCCGAGTACCACTCCCGACCGAGCCGCTCAAGGAGTGTGGACTTACCGCAACCGGTCTTGCCGACCAGCACCAGCATGTTATCAAACTTGACGCCCGGGCGAAAGATCCTCGCCACGGCTGCCTTGAGCCAGCGGATGGTCATCGCTCTATTGAGCGGCGTGTCGTCCGCCCCGAGCGTCCGTATGATCAGCTCCTCCGCCCTCGGCACGCCATCCCACGTGAGTCCCTCGAGGTACCGCTTGATGGGGTGAAAGGCGTACCGACTCTCCACGGTGATTAGGGAGTCGTCTATGATCTGCCGGTTGTCGATCTTATAGTAATGCGACGACAGCCAGCTCCTGAGCTGCGACACGTCGTCATCGGTGACGTAGTCGGGCGTGCCGGTCTGCATCGGTCGCCACGGCAGGTCGCGCGTCACGACGGCTCGGTCGTGGAAGGTGTCCCGGGCGAAGCTCCCTCGGATCCGCTTGTCGTTCTCGAGGATCTTGATGACGTTAAAGTGGCTGTTATCGAAGCGCACCCGCCCCGACCGCTCCACCTTATAGATAAGGTCGCTTGCCCAGTCGGCGAACTCCTCCTCATCCTTCATCGGGTCGTAGTCCTCCGGCAGGGCGAAGTCCTCCGGCGCGACCTGCGCCATCAGCTCCCTATTCTGCTCCTTCTTGACCCTCTCTAATGAGCCGGCGAAGTCGCACATCATCCCGTAGGATGGTCGCTCAGTCATCGGCACGTCCGCCCCGCACGTCACGTCATACGACCCGTAGCGGTGTATGCGGACAAGGTCAAAGGAGTTGAGCAGCCGCCCCTCGGCGGGGTCGGTAGCGTGGTAGGAATAAAAGAACCTCCCATCGTCGTAGACAATCGCCCCGCCTGTCGTGTGCCCGTCGGCGTACGTCCAGCGGTTGGGCGACCCCGTGGGAGCGTAGACCCCGGCGAGGAGGTCACCCAGCACGTCGTAGATTGAGTATGCCCTGCAGAAGCAGCCGACGATGCCCCGCTTGGTGGTCGGGTCCTCCGCCCTGTCCGCCACTCTGCGTCGTTGGGTAAAGGGATCCGCCCCCGTGAGCCACTTATCCACCGCCATCGGATTCCCGTCAAAGGACTTCGAGAGAAACTCCCCGTCCGAAGGGCACGACGGCCAGAACATCAGCCGCTCCGCCTGATCGGTCGTGGGGTCAAACTGCCCCTCCCCCACCAGCTCCGCTACCCGTGTCGCAAGGGCGGTGTACTCCTCCCTCGTCACGTCACGGGAGAGGGGCATCACTAATCTCAGCCGCTGCCTCTCCGGCGTGTGTGAGTGCGTCGTGTGGAGGAGAAAGGAGTAGACCGGGAAGACCTCCCTCAGGCGGTCATACGTCGCCCTGAAGTCCGTTGCGCTGTCGAGGTCGAGCGAGAGGAGGGAGCGGTAGAGGAGGTTCGCCTTCTTCCGCCGTCCATCCCTCAGCTCTCCCGCGACGTAGCCCCCGACATCCTTAGCGTCCACCTGGTCGTCCTTCGTCATCGCCTGATACTCCGCGACCGTCTCCCCCGTGCGGGTCGGTGTGGAGAGCCGCTCCACCAGCTCACGCCACGTCATCCGGACGGCATCCCAGGCGACCGCTCTGCGGGACCGCCCTATGGAGAGCGTGTAGAGCCGCTCCGCCGAGGGGTCTATCTGTCGGGAGATGTTATCCGGCGTGAGGGGAAGTGGGTTACTTACTCTCGCCATTGTCTTCCTTCAGCTCCATGATCGTCATCAGTGCGTAATTGGCGAGGTCGAGGAGGGTGTCCGTCACCTTCTCCTCCGTCACCTGCGCCTCGCCCGAGCGGAGGATCTGCGTCGCGCGCCTGAGCTTCTCCTGCATGCGGCTCATCGGGTACATCGATCCCCACTCGCGGCACATCTCCGTAAAGGAGTCGCCGTAGTCCTTATTCTTCCGTGCGTAGAGCGCTGCCATCTCCCCCGTGAGCTGCTTGAATCGCTCCACCTTGCTATTGTATTCCGTTGCCATAATCCTCTGGTTACTCCTCTATGATCTCATATTTATAGTCCTGGGCGGTCAGCATCTCCCTAACCGCCCCACATAGCTCACGCTCCACGTAGAACGTCACGTCCGTCGGGGTGATGGCGGACACCTTAGTGGCACATACTCCTACGCCTATGCTGGCGAAGAGGTCTCGCACCTGCGCATGTCTGAGAGCCGCCACTAAGTCGCCGACGGTGTCTGCCATCGTGATGTCTGTATTGAACATCGGCTCCCCGAGCGTCTCCCCACGCATCGCCGTGAAGCCGTCGGCGGAAGGCTTAGCCATGTGGTAAAAGATCGGGAAGCAGCCGTCCGGGTAGACCTCTATCCTATTCCCCTTCCGTGAGAAGCAGATCGGCAGCTTGTCCCCGAGCCTCACCGCCCTGTCCTTCCACTCCGACGCGGATATGGCGACGCTACAGAGGGCAGAGTAGTACCGCCTCTGCCACGCCTCCGAGGGCACGGGGACGTAGGGAATGGTGATCCGGAGCTTGACGTCATCGGCTCCATGTATCATCCCCCGCATGTTGTACAGGCACTGCTGAAGCATCTGCTCGTTCGCCCACGCAAAGCCCCGCTCGCTCGTGGAGCCGAGCCGCCCTTTTTCGAAGACTCGGTAGAACTCCTCTTCCTCCTTGACGATCCGCCGATCTATCTCCCGCATCGCCCGAAGCACCTCCTTGTCGTGGTCGATGACCTTGCGGAAGAGCTCCTCGTCCTCCTCCGGCAGGTGCCGCCCGAGGCTCCCCGGCTCACGGAAGAAGCTCGCGTCCCGCCAAATGCTCTCGGGGTACTTGACCCCCATTAGGAGTGCGGTGTCTCTCATCGGTCCCGTGTAGCCAAAGCGGCTCCCCCGCTCCTGTATCCCCTCCCAGTCATAGCCGAGGTTTATCGGCAGGTCTGCGCCGAAGTGTCCGTAGAGGATCTCCCAGAAAGTGCTCGCGCTCGGCGAGACGACAGCACATGATCTCGCCAGACTGAGGAGTGCGCACATAGTCTTGTCCGAGTATCTCATCACCCGGACCTCCTCGCTGTCGTCCATCGTGCAGACGAAGGCATTAGGGATTATCCCCTCGTCGTCCCTGTAGTACTCGGGGATGACGTATAGTCGTCGATGTCTCATAAGTTGTCGTTGCTTGGTTTTTGGTTTTACTTGTCTTGTCTCAGTGCCTGCCGACACGGTCAGGCGTCGGCAGGCTGTGGGGCTTTTTAGAAGGGCAGGTCGCCTGCCACCTCAGCCCCCTCGGGGACATCCCCGTCGGCACTCGTCACGCCGGCGAGAGCGAAGTCGTCCTCATCGTACGTCTTGCCGCCGAGACGCTTGCCGTCGGCGAGCTTCTGCACCACCGTCAGCTGAGCGGACACGCCGCCCCTGCCGCCACGGAACCACGAGAAAAACTCCACCTGAGCGCGCACGATTGCGCCGCTGTAGAAGACCTCGTCCACCTCCTCGGCGGGGACAAGATTGTTCCCTGCGTCCAGCAGGGCAGGCGGGTACTTCGTTGTCGCCTTCAGGACAAGCCCATTCGGATCCTGCCTGTCATCCTCGCCCTTGGCGTACTTGTCGGGGCGGACGCAACTGAAGAACTTTTCCCCCTCGGGGCGCCCCTTCCTGCCCCAGCATTCCTGGTCTTCGTTTCCCTGCTCGATAGCCGCCTGCATGCAGGATACGATCATGTCGTAGAGGGGCTTATTGAGCTTGGAGAAGGCAAAGCTTGCCTCGTACTTATCGCTCGGGAACTCTCCCGAGGTGTTTTTCTTTCCTAAGTAAGGAAAAGACAGCGTCACCGCACTGGTGATCATTTTTGTGTCGCCCTTCTTGACGGGCGCGATGGTAGTAATGTCGATCATGATAAAGTGTACTTGAAGTTATATAGTGAATGATTGAAATGGTTTCACGCAACGGATTTAGCGGTTACTGGAAACGGTTTTACTCATTACTGGAAACGGATTTACTCGTTTCCCACAACGGTTTTACCCGTTTCCCACAACGGTTTTACTCATGTTCCGCAACGGTTTTACCCTTTCTTGGAGAGGGCGAAGTCCTCTTCGTCATAGGTGCCTTTCGCCTCCCTCGGGTCGCTCGATGGGACGAGCGTCGGCTTGCCCTCCGGCTTCTCCACGAGGTCTGAGTAGTCAGCTGTAAAAGCTTTCTTCCCCACCAGCTTCTCCAGCTTGCCGATGCCGAGGAGCTTCGTCTCGAGGAAGTCTGCTTCCTTGAAGCCATTCAGCTTCAGCCGGTCGCACATCGCCCCCTCGTCCGTCACCTTGCGGACGCTGCGCCCCGGGACCACCTTCCACCTCGGTAGCGTGGCACCGTCGGCGATGCGGGCGTACGCCTCATCCTCGGCAGCCTTGAGGTAGTCCCGCACCAGCTCCGCCTGGTCGAGCACCTGTGCCAGCTCCTCGTCGGTGAGCTTCTTATGGTCCGTGTGGGAGAGGGCGAAGTCCTTGAGGTCAAAGAGCTGCTCCCTCCGAGCGGGGCAGTCCACCTTTGCCCTACAGAAGCGACAGTGCTCACCGGGGAAGGGGTCCCCCTCGCCGGCAAAAGCACGCTTGGCGGTCGGTCTGAGTAGCACGTCGCCCCAGCCCTCCAGCTGCTCTGTGGAGATGACCCAGGTGTCCTCGTGCTGCAGACGGGGCTGGTAGATAGTCATGGCGATGTACCTCGGGTCGGTGCCCATGATCGCCTTGACATAAGCGAGCGCACCGAGGGCGTAGATCATCATCTGCGGATTCTCCCTCGCCGAGACGCGGACCCCCTTCCCATACTTGTAGTCCATGATCGCCAGCGTGTGGGCTGAGTAACAGAGGAAGTCCACGCTCCCGAAGCCCTCAGGGATGTAGCCCTCGAGGTCGACCCGAACCTCCGTCAGGGCGTAGGCGCCGGTCTTGCAGTGCGCCTCCAGATCCTCCCTTATGCGGCGAGCCGCGGCGGCATACTCCTTGGCGTGGCGGATTATTTCCGCGGCGTCGTAGTCGGTGAGGTCGTGCTCCTTGGCAAATCGGTCTATGTACGCCGTCATCAGCTCCTCGCCCGGCTCGTCCTCGCCCTCCAGCAGGGCAGAGGCGTATGCCTCGGCGACCTCGTGGGCTATAGTACCCTCGATGGCGGCTTGGCTCGTGGTGTCGGGGTAGTGCTCCTCCATCCGAGCGGACGGGGTGCAGAGGAGCCAGCGGTGCGCGCTGGAGGGGGAGAGGATGGCGTGGTCGCGGCTCTCGTGATCCTTGAGTGTAGTGGTAGTAGTGTCCATGGTGTTTAAGCGTAGTTCTGTAGTTTAGAGTGTGCCTCCTCGAGGCGTGCTACGGGGATATCGGCGATGGACTTCACGCCCAGGTCGCCGAGCCAGCTGTAGAGCCAGTTGAGCCCCTTCTTGCGGGAGATGGCGTTGACGCTCTTGCGGAGGTCAGCCATGGAG